GGTTTTAATTGCGTCACCAGAACCAATGAACTGTTGCTCAGTGAATCTGTTGATACCTAGCAAGTCATTAGCACAGACTGGTGGAATGATTAATGAACGATTGTCCATTGGTACATCCGCATCATCAAGTTTTAGAAGCATAGCTCTAATACCTGCGTCTGTAATGTCTGCTGCGTTAGAAGAGTTACCAGTGTATAAAGTTGTACCTGAACCAATATACGCTTTCTCCCAAGAAGCTGCAGCAGAACCGCCTACTGTACCGCCCTGTAAACCTTCAGTAAGGTTTAGTAGGTCAGTGTCTACTTGCTTAGCGAGAGCATAACCCGCATCGTCAGTGTAGAACTTTCTGAGTGAGCTCAATGCTTGAACTTCTGTGATATCTTCAATCAATACAGAGTATTCATAGTGCTTATCAATCGAAAGATTGGTAGTACCGTGAGTATCGCCCTGAATTGCTACTTTTGTATTTGCTGCCTTAGCTGTCGCAGAACCACGAGTCGGTGTTGGAATGTGAATAGTATCACCTTTTTTACCTTTATGATTCAAGCGAGTAACTAATGGAGCGACCACCAAGTTCGATTTATACGCTGCGATAGTCTCATCCGACCAAATTTCTGGGATGAAATTCGCACCCGTAGTAACCGTTTGATGGTTAGTGCCGATTGCACCTGATGCCATAATATTACTCCTGTGTTATAGTATAATCAAATTATTTTACTCTTCCTTCAGCGTAGGCAGCATATATTTCATCAGCTAAGTCAGCATATCTATTTGGGTCTGTTGTTTTTAGACGTATTAAGTCTGCCCTACGATATGTTTTCTTACCTGCTGTAGATTCTGAAGAACCTCTTGATTCGGACTTACTAGTTTTTAGAGCTTTCTTTCTTGAGGCTGCTTGCTGTTGTTTTACTTCTGCAGTTTTGTCTACTGTTGAACGCTCTTTCCAGTGCGTCAATAATTCATCTGCTGCTTCGTAATTATATTGGTCAGCTTCTCTAAATAAATTACTTCTAAATTTACTAGATTGTACCCAATCTTGAAATTCTGTATCTTGTATAATGTCTACATAATCAGGATGAGTATTCTCCAACTGTGCTTTACTCGACTCTTGATTTTGTTGAGCTTGGAACTGTTGGAATTCTTGAAACTTAGGATGTTTTTCTATTAATGAATTAACCGCTTTACTGGGGTCATCATAAAAATCTTCTTCTGTTTCTAGGTTTGAGTTTTCTGTATCGTGACTTGTCTGTGGACCATTGCGAGATATTTCAGCTTGAAGGAAGGAGTCAGATAGTTGTCTTAACTCTCCAATTTCTTGGCTTTTACGACCAAGTTCTTGTTCTAAGTTTTGATAACTCTTAACTATATCTTCTACACTTTTACCAGAGAATTTGTCCGGTACTTGAAAAGCAGGTTCTTCTGTTTCTGCTTCTCCCATACTTAGGGTTTCATCTGGTTCTACTGTGTTTTCTACTTCTACATCCGCAGATTGTTCTGCAGGGTCTACTACTATATTGCTCATATCATTGTTCTCCGCCCCGTAGGGTTATGAAGTTGTAAAAAGATGACGCTAGTTGTCTAGTTCTGTCATCGCTGCTTTCGTCGCGTCTTCTAAAACAATCATTTGTCTTAGAATTGACAACTGACCTCTGGCGAACCATAAGTCTTTTTCATTATCAATAGAGTCTAATCGTTTAACTGAATCTGCAAGTACCTTTAATTCTTCTATAAGGTCTGCCCATCCTTCAGTTTCTAATAGTTCGATTCTATCTCTATAAAATTCTTCGTTTTCTTTTGGCATTAAGATTTTTTATGTTTGTTGCAAAAATTTCTAGCTGCTGCTTCAGAGCTAAAGCCCCATTTCTTTAATGCCAATGCTTTACGAGTAGGTTTACCTTTAGCATCTATCATAGGTCCTGCCATACCTGCAAATCTACAAGCAAAGGATACACGTCTACTATCTGTTCCGCTTCCTTGTGGTGCTTTTAGATTGCCTCCAGTTTGTGCATTATAAGAAGCTCTGCCTTTAGCATTTAATCCACCTTTAGGATTCTTACCTTCTTTACGTTGCCACGCTGCTGTCTTAGCCATATATTATCCTTGTAACTTTTCTTGTGCTGTAGCTATATTTAATAATGTCTCAGATTGCAAGTGCTCTACTTCTGGTATGTTTCTTAAAGTTTCACTCTGTTTGTTTTCTGTATCTGCTCTTAGTTTGTCTATTGCAGCTAATTCTTTTTGTAATTTAATAAACTTCTCTTGTATCATAAGTTCATTTGGTTGTGCTGCTCCTGCTTCTGCAGCATTCTTCATAGCTTTAGTCTGCTCTTCTTGAGCTTCTGCCATAGTTTTCTGAACTTCTGCTTGCAGTTGTTGTAATTGTAGCTCTTTGCCCATCTGTTCCATCTGTTCATCTTGTGGATTAGGCTGTGATTCTTGCATAAGAGCATTAATAATTTGGTCTCTATTGTGCATACTAGAGTTTTGAAACACTGAAATAAGTATTATATTAAAAGCCCCAGAATCTTTAGGAATAGATTGTAACAAACTAACCATTTGTTGCATTTCTAATTCTTTAGCCATAATACCCATAGTTGAGTAAGGTACAAATTTATAATCTGCAACTGGATATCTTTCAACATCAAACTGAACCTTTCTCCATAGACATTTATTAATCATAGGAATAAGGAATGTGTTTTGGAAATTCATTAAAGTACGTTTCTGTCGTTTAATAGCTGACGATTGTGCCATTGACATACCGGCTGATGTTGCTCTTTCAGCACTTACTCCAGTATCAGAACTACCAGTACCCATCTGAATCATATTTTGTAAAGAAGCTACCTGTGTGTATGTATTTTGGTCGGTGCTACCTAAAGCTAAAGGCATAATTGCTTGTCTTGGGTCGCCATTAGTAAGAATAGTCTTACCCGGTCTGACCTCTAGTCTGACTCCACGCGGTAGTCTTGTCGCGTCGGCAGCCATCATTGGTGTAGTAGTCAGAGCTAACGAGTCAATACGAGCTCTCATCTCAGCATCTAATGCTTTTTGTGGATTAAAGCCCTTTTCACAAACACCTCTACCCCAGAACTTCGATGGTACAAGGTCGTGTTGATAGCTAACAAACGGTCTATCCGTCATCATAAACGGATTTCTATCTGCTCTAAGTATGTAACTGTCGTTTGCCATAGTGACTACAGCTTCTACTAATTCATCTGAGTTGTACTCAAAGTCATCCATAGATTCATTCTCTTCTAAGAATCTAGCAGGAACTTTACCCCAGTATTCTGTAATCTTTATTTGGTCTGAAGCGTCTGCTCTAGTAGTTTCTGGGTCGAAACCATCTAAAAAGTCTTCATTATAGTTACCTTCTATAGGTACATCTCTATATGTACCGTTCTCTATACCCTCAATAATGGTATGTCTAGGCTTAATTATTTCGTGTGCAACACCTAATGCTTCGTTTATGTTGACTGCTGACGGGTCTATAAGAAACTCTTTAGGAGATATAGGCTCTATCTTTATATCTGTCATTACTTGTTCTTCAAGTATCCTTTCAGTTACAGTAGTCCCTTCAATAGGTACTTCAACTGGGTATCTCCAAGTATTTTCTTCTACTGATATCTTACCAATACCTGTACCATATATAGCAGCATTTAAGAATACTTCACATAAAGCATCTTTACACCCTGTAGACTCAAGGTCTTCTTGCAAAAGATTGCGTACATACTCTGCATCTTGTTTGTCTTGGTCCAGTATGTCATCTTTAATGTCAAACCACTTCCCTCTGCCAAATGTAGCTTCCTCAATTTCAGAAACCGAAGATTCAACAGCTTGTTGTAGTGCGGGCGAGATTAATTGAGACTTCTCAGACTGTCTAGTTCTGTCTGAAGCCTGCCATATACCACGCCATAGACGATAATATTCATCCCATTTAGATAAATAGTTAGCGTCTCTGTGGTCTCTCCACTCATCTAGTCGAGTGTGTAGCCAACCTGCTAGTCCTTGATATTTATTTTCTTCCATCAGTATCCTGCAACTTCGTCATACGGTTCCCACTCCTGTTCTATTTCTATTGTGTGCATAAAATCCGCAACACTGACTTGGTCTATGTAAGCAAGCGAGTCTATAATGTCATCGTGTGTTCCTTTACTAGGAAACTCTATTAACTGTGTTTCTAGCTCACCGTTCCAATTAGAATTACGATTAAATGTAATCTTACCGTGCTCCATTCTACCTTGCAGAGCCCAAGTAATTCTGTCTGCTTTCTTTTTGCCACCGTGGGTTACGTCTGTTATGACTACCCATCTACCTTGTGTTCTCATCTCATCTTGCAGATAAGGAAGTATGGCGTTTTTTAAAGCTCCGGATTCTATTCCGACAGTCGTTGCTTGATTCTCAATTGCAGCCTGTAGTATTTTAGAAGCAGTTTCTTTAATATTCCATCTACCGTGGAGTATATCTTTAACCCACCACTTATCACCGTGGATTTTAACGATTGATATAGCTGTTTCATCTA